ATTTCTATATGATGCTTTTCGACTTCGTAATTGTGCAGAGCATCAGATAAAGTATCAAATTGAGTCGAACCGTTAAAAAAAATTTTGCTATCTCTATTTGTTTTTTCCTTTTGTAAATCAGTATATCCACCGTATGTGTAATAATTATCCTCTAACAATCCTGCTTTGTTAAGAAGGTGCATAACAATATATTTTGTTCCCCTAATAGTATTTGCAGGTATAAAAAAATCCTTATCTATAATATATTTGTTTTGTGTACTGTTTTTTAAAATATTATAGGTGTAAGGTATAAAAGAATTAAATCTAAGAATAGGTATAGTATATCTAGGTCCGTATTCTATATCCATATTACAAGTAAGAAATTTAACCTGGCTCCAAATAGTCGGTTTTATAAAATGTTCTATAAAATTTCTATAGTCAAAACATTCCAAAGGCTCAGATAAAATTAATTTATTTTTACGTGACTTCTGTAAAAACCTATTAAAAAATAAATTATTAATATTAAGTATATCAAAAAACCTACTGTGAGCACTACGAAAAAAAGATATGCATAATATCATATCCTTTGTAATATCAAGAGTAGATAATAAAATTTTGAGTTCGTTAATATTTACATATTCTATTGGTTGTATATGATAATCATCATATGTATTGCTTGTAAAATAATTTTTTATAGCAGGGGTATAACTTTCTTTTATTAAATTCTTTGGTGGTTCAGATTCGCTTACAACTATATGTTTTAAAAACATGATCAACAATCACCTAGCCACTCACTAACACAAACTCTGTAATTACCTTCGATACCTCTATTGAACTCTTCGTGTCTTTCTTCATCTCCTAATCCAAATATTATGCAGTCAGTCCAAATCAAGTTTTCATCTTTACATATCAATTCGTATTTCTGTCTGTATTTTATCCAATTATAATCTGCTGAAAAGTTTTTCATGTACTCTACACCTAATGCCATAGAATAATTATTTGCCATTTTTACTTCATTAAGCATACTTATACCATCGTCAACATACTCCCTTGTAAAACGTACGCCTACTCTGTGATTCTCTAATGTAAAGAAAGGCTTACTAAGACTGCATGTAACTTCTTTAATTGCAGGATAATCATTTAAATTTAAATTTATATCCTTTGCTATTCCCCAATATGCCAAGTCTAAACACACAGGAATATCATGTACATTGCATACTTTCATTAGATGATCAAAGTCTGGGTGCAGACATCCAAAGTCACTAAAAGGAGCACTTATAATTAATGCATGTAAATTTTTTCCGTGTAATTGCTCCTCTAAATTTATTTGACTATGTTCGTTCTCATAAATATTTTTAAAGTTTACATGTTTTCCAAGGCAGGCATGGTATTGAAAATCACCTTGTACAACTATTATTTCTTTTGTATTACAATGTTTTAATATAAAATTATCAAAGGTCTGTGATGTGCCCTGTGTATAATCCGTATGAGTAAAATGCTCTAACCCTAATATACTTTTATTATCACTATAATTTAACCAGTTTCTCCAAACATCAGAATATTCTTCTATAGTAGGAACAATTAAATCATTTTTTTGTATATGAGAATCAAAGTCTAATATTTCTTTATTCCTTATAGGCCTTGCACCTCTTACTGCTGTCATACCTATATTTATCGAGTATTTTTTAAATATTTACAATTAATGATTTTGTATTTCTAAAGTAGATAAATAGTAATATGCCTAGATTAAGTTTATGGAATCCAGTCAAAACAAATGACTACTCGTTTACTGACAGAATTGTCGGTGAACACCTTCATGCTGGTGGCACCGGAGTACATGTACACAAATATCTAGGAGTTCATACAGACTCTGATGGTAAAGACCCTACACGTCCTTCTGCAGAAGCAGGAAACAATAGCGAAGTCTTTATACAAGATCTATTATTTTTAGAAAATAGAGATAGAAAATATGATGAGAACATATATGAACTAAGAGGACAATATGATATTGGGAGTAATGACGGATTTGACCTAACACAATTTGGTATGTTCCTAGCAAACGATACACTTTTTATGAATTTTCATATTGAAAGCATGGTGGAGTCAGTTGGACGTAAATTAATGCCAGGTGACGTTTTAGAATTACCCCATTTGAGAGACGACTTATTATTAGGTAGCGATGAGGCTATTAATAGATTTTATGTAATAACAGACGGAGCAAGGCCGGCAGAGGGGTACGACCCTAAATGGTGGCCTCATTTATGGCAGGTTAAGTTAGGACCTATTACAGATTCACAAGAGTACAGAGATATTCTTGGAACTGGAGAGGAAGAAGGCGATCTTCGTAATCTCATTAGTACATATGCAAATGAGATTAATATAAATGAAAAAATATTAGATCAAGCAGAAAAAGATGTTCCTTATGACCCACAATATAGAAACAACACACATCTGTATTTTGATGACTCTGTACCAGATAAACCTGCACCAAGTTTAGATTTTGCTGGCAATGATGGGCAACCGATTAATGGTTTAAGTATAGTAGGCAGTGGTTCTACATTTCCTACAAGCGGTACCAGTGACGGTGATTACTTTTTAAGAACGGACTTTAGTCCAAATAGATTATTTAAAAAATCAGGAACACGTTGGTTAAATGTTGGTACCGATAGTAGAGGAAATTGGGCGGCCGCAAATAAAATTCTTAGTACATTTATAAACAATGATAATATTACAAGCGAAACAGACGGTACATCTACACCTGAAAAAGTAAATTTAAGTAAGGTTGTAAAACCTAGGACAGACAACTAATGGCAGGTAAAAATTTAGACTATTGGTATGACGAACAGATTAAAAGATATCTGATTCAACTTATCAGAGTATTCTCTAATTTTAAAGTAAAAGAGAGTACAAAAAAAGGAATTAAATATAACCAAGTACCGGCACGATACGGTGATTCTAGTAGAATGGTTGCAAGTATATTGCGTAATAATTCTGAGAATGTTATTAATAGTGCACCATTTATTGCTGTTACAATAGGTAGTATACAACCTGCAAGAGATAGAACGCATGAACCATTTTTAGTAGACACTCAACAGGTAGCAGAAAGAGATTTTAATAAAGAAACAGGAACGTATTCTTCAGTTCAGGGTAATCTATATACCACACAAAGATATATGCCTGTTCCATATAATTTAACTTTAAATGTAGACATTTGGACCACTAATACAGATACAAAATTACAAATACTTGAACAAATATTTGTATTATTTAATCCAAGTATACAATTACAATCTAATGATAATCCTTTAGATTGGTCTAGTGTATTTGAAGTAGAACTTATGGACATTAACTGGACTAGTAGATCTATACCTGCGGGTGTAGACGAGTCTTTAGATATAGCAACCTTAAATTTTGCTATCCCTATTTGGATAAGTCCTCCAGCAAAAGTAAAACGTCAAAGTATAATTCAAAAGATTATTGCTGATGTGCATTCAACAAGCAACATACAGGACTTGGGTTACAGCGAAGACTATGCAGACTTCTTTGGGTCTATTGTAGATACAGCAGAAGTTATTGTTACGCCTAATGATCACCATTTACAAATTACAGGAAGTTCTGCAATTTTAGTTGATAATGCAGGTATTGAAAAGAAATGGGAAGATATTTTTCTTATGCAGGGAGAAATTACAGCAACAAGTTTATTAAAATTAAATATTTCAAACGACAGCGATAATGCATTAAACATGGTTGTTGGTAGCATATCTAAAAATCCTCTATCAGGATCTTCTTTAATATTCAATTTAGATACAGATACATTACCATCAGATACATTAGATGATGTAAATAAAATTATTAATCCAAAAGAAAACTATCCGGGAGACGGTACATTAGATACTGCTACTACAGGTCAGAGATATCTTATTACAGAATCCTTAGATAATATAGGATACCCTAATTGGAATATAGATGCCAATGATAATGATATTATAGAATACAATGGTTCTGCTTGGACTGTTGTATTTGATTCAGAAAATGTTAGCGATGATCAATTTACAACTAACGGATTTACTTCCAAACAATACAAATGGACCGGAACATCTTGGATAAGTAGTTATGAAGGCGAATATAACCCTGGATTTTGGAGCGTATCACTATAATGAGTACCACAGCGGCAGGAGTTGTTTTCCTTGCCAAAGATACAGGCAGGTGCTTATTACAACTCAGAGAAGGAAACAAAAAATTTAATAACACATGGGGATTCTGGGGCGGAATGCTTGAGAAGGGAGAGACACCATATCAATGTATTACCAGAGAACTAGATGAAGAAATCGGATTTGTTCCGGAATTACAAAAATTAAATCCTATAGACGTATATCAAAGTAAAGATAAGAATTTTTATTACTACAGTTTTGTGTATGTGATTGAGGAAGAATTTATTCCTAAATTAAACAATGAGAGTGCCGGTTATGCCTGGGTAGATATAGGAGTATGGCCTAAGCCTTTACATAATGGTTCACATATTACCCTAAATAAAAACGGTGGCACTGATAAACTACACACTATATTAGCCATCAATTCTTAATAAATAATACTATGAGCAAAGGCGAAATAATCGATTTTGTACTTTTGCGGATAACTACTGAACTAGACAATTTCGAAAGAACAACTACAATTCCACATACACTACTAGAAGGTGCCATAGAAATAGACGAAATACAAGACGTCTATTATGAGAAGTTATCTCCGAAGTATCAAAAAATATTTGATAAACTGTTAAATCAGTATCACCAGAATATTGGCGAAAATATCGAGTCCCTAAAAACAGCAATGAAAAAAGACTATGCTAGAGTCATAAAGACTATGGCTACTGAACATGAAAGTTTTAAATTTCCAGAAATTACGAAATTATACAGGCCCGGAATGAACCCAATAAGAGGTTTGTACTATCAAACAAGAGAGGCTACAGCAAGATTCAATCCGGAACACCCTTTCCATCATTGGTTAGTAGCATTAGTTACTGATTTAGAATACAATAATATACTACTAGATGCTCTCGGTAAAGATGTAAAAAAATTAGAAAAAATAATTAAAAGATATTATTTTCCTTTAGTAAATCATGGTGATGGAATACCTTTAGAGTTATTTCATGCAAAACAACAACTAAAAGATTTTAGACATTACTATATGTTTTTTAGAAATATAAAGGATTGGGAGCCAGACGAATAATTAAAATTGTACGTCCATATCAGGGACAAAAAACATATTACAAGTAAGCCTATTTGTATCTGTATCTTTTTTAGTTATTGTTGAGTGCCAACTATTTGGCGAAACTTTTATTAATAATAAATCGCCCGGGTTACCGCCAGCCTCTAAAAGCAGTTGGCCTCCTATATTTTCACCGTTATTATTAAATTCATTTTCATGTATTCCAGTTCCAAAAACTTTTTGTGGGTTACAATATAATATACCTCTAACTGGAGATTTTTCCACACAATGATGATCATTATGTATTGGTAAGTGATGTGTAGGTTTAGTAAACATATTCATACTAGTCCAAATATCTACAATTTCTAAATCCCACATTTTATTTATTTTTTGCAACATGATATTTTTATTTTCTCTAATGATGTCTTCTACCATATGTTCTGTCATACTACAGAAGGCTTCATCTTCATCAATTACACTTGCATTAGATATATAATTATTATATAGATCTTGATCGCTTAGTTGCTCTATGAAATTTTCTATTAAAAGATACTCGTATGGTTCTGATATACAATTTTCTTTTTTAATTTTATCTAATTTTATCATTTGGATGTTTTCCTTTCTACTCCGTCCCAATCACCCATAGGCATAGGCTGTTTAATTCTTTCTGCATAAAGTTCTGCAAGTGTATCATTCCAATTATGATCTTTAATTATTTCTAGTTGATTGGCGCACTCTGCCCACTCTCTGTTTTGATATGCATCTACTAATCTATTTACCGTTCTTGCATACTTGTGGTCTTTTAATATAGTATAAATTGTGACCGGTGCTGTCTGTCCTTTAACTGCAATTTTATCTAGCATTACTAAATTTTCTGGTGTTGTAATTTGTTTTAATGTATGCTCTGTAAACATAAAAAACACACCATACTCTTTTGTTTGTGCTTCTAGTCTTGCCGCTAAGTTTACACTATCACCTAATACTGTATAATCAAAACGTTGGTTACTGCCCATATTACCTACGACAGCATCGCCTGTATTAATACCTATACCAACACCTAACTCCATAAGTCCATCTGCTTTAAGTTCTTTATTAAGATTTTTAAGTTCAACTTCCATTTCCTGTGCTGTTTCTATTGCCAACTGAGCATGATTATCTACATCAAGTGGAGCATTCCATATCGCCATTAAGGCATCGCCTATATACTTGTCTATAGTTCCTTCTTTACGCATAACTAGATCAGTCATTGGTGTCATATACCTATTAATAAGATTACCTAAGCCTTGTGGGTCTGTTTTAAACTGTTCCGATATAGGAGTAAATCCACGAATGTCTGAAAACAAATAAGTCATTGTTCTTGTATCTCCGCCTAACTTTAACAAACTAGGATCTTTTTGTAACTTCTTAACCATTGCTGGTGCCAAGTAATGCTCAAACTGTTTCTTAATTTGTTCTCGTAATTTAAATTGTTTATAGAAGTTATTAAATGCCGCCTGTGTAAACACTAGAAATCCTGATAAAACAGGGAAAGTGGCATCTACTAATACTAAACTTCCTGTGTATTGTCTTACACTATAATATGCTATACCACCTAATATTGCTAGAGCCATAGGTGCTGTTAATAGCAAAGGTAATCTATATACTGCTAAAGCAACAAGAACCATAGTCAGTAGCCCTATGAGAAGCTCTGTGATAGCACTCAATTGACTTCTAGTTATATTACTACCATCTATAAAGTTTTGTAGCATATGAGCTTGTATCTCTTGCGGATACAAATTACCACGTGGAGTAGGTACAGGGTTCGCTATACCTTCTGCTGTAACACCCACTATCACCATTTTACCTGCTAAATCTGGTATGCTGTCTGCTCCTGTATATTCTATAGTTTCAAAACTATTATTAAAACGTATATATGCTGTACCGTCTGGTTGTGTAATTATTGGTTCAAGTCCTTTTACAGCAACTTCTTGTATACCTATTTCACTAGTCTTAACAATGTAACTCTTTTGCCCTCTACTTACCCTAAGCATTTCAACAGCAAAACTTGGATAAATTCTATCCTCTACTGTAATTGCTAGTGGGTACGTTCTTGTTTGATTGTCTGGTTGTGGTGCAGATGCATTTACGCCTTTACCATTTGCTACAGACTCTAACATAGGTACATTAGTTACTAAGTTAGGCCATTTAAGTAAATAATCTTTTGCAGGTACTGGGCCTATTGTTCCTGTCCCTATATGAGGTCCTGATGTTTTAATTCCTTTAACACTAGGTGTCTGGCTTAATACATTAAAATTTATAGGGTTTCTTCTTGCACCGGGTACGTTTACTACATTTTGTTTTAGAAAACTAGCGAAAGTTTCGTCTCCCTGAAATCTATCTGTTTCAGGAAACATAATAGTCCACCCTAAAACACCGCTATTTTTACTAGCAACGTCTACAATTAGTTGAGCGTAATATTGTCTGGGGAATGGATACTGTCCATAAGTTGCCAATGTGTTTTCGCCAAAGTTAAGCAACACAACATCTTGACTTGGTACTATTGCATCTAGTTGTTGGTAACTATCAAATACTTGACCTCTAAGACTTTGTAATGGTGTAGGATCGACTACCCTTAGTGCGAGTAATAAGACTATAGATACTGCTACGGCATACCCGCTATATAACCATTTCATAACGATATTTATCAGTCTGCAAATGCACGTTCTAGCATAAAATTACCCATTTCACCAGTGTTGCCCTCTTGCCAATCTTGATGTTTAAAGGTTTGTCTACATTCCTTATTTAAAGAAGGAGAACCACATACCATAATGGAATCCTGATTTATATCAAAATTTCTTCCTAACACAGGTTCTATATGATTCCAAAATCTGCCCTGCCTAAAATATTGTTCCCTTGTTACAGAAGGCACATAAGTTAAAGGCATATATTTTTCTACTTCAGTAAACTCTGATTTATAAGTAATTTCAGCAACTTTTCTTACGGTATGAAATAGATAGACGTTTTCAAATCTGTCATATGTAGCAGGGTCCTTTGCTATGCTAACAAATGGTGCTACTCCTGTACCGGTTGCTAATAAAATTAAATTTTTCTTTGGTAGTAAATAATCAACTACTAAACTTCCTGTACATTTTGGATTTACTAATATTTCATCTCCAATCTGTATGTTCTGCAACCTGCTTGTTAAAGGACCGTTTTCAACCTTTATACTTAAAAATTCTAAATAGTCATCGTAATTAGTACTTACAATACTATATGCTCTCATAATTTTTTTGGGCTCAATATCTAATCCAATCATAGCAAATTCGCCGTTTTTAAATCTAAATGTTTTATCTCGAGTAGTTTTGAAACTGAATAGTCTATCTGAGTAATGTTTGACTTCTATAACTTTTTCTTTTAACATGTATGTATTTATTTTTAACGAATTTTATTACAAGTATCTTTGGCTTCGTTTAACAATCTAAAGTTATTTGCTACTACAAACATATATAGCATGTTAGTATCGTCTAATTCGTCTGGGGTAATTTTTCTATAACCATCGTTGTATAACAATGCTGGTGCCAGTAATAAAGTTTTTGTTGCAATTATTCTAGTATCACTTGGACGTTCTGTGAACAGTGGATTTATTTCTCTTATACAATCATACTTTATTGCTCGTGATGTTGAGTAAGCATCTAATACTTGGAATGTAAAAAACGTAACCCATTGTACCGTTGTGGTTCGCTCCTGTATTTCAAACTTAGGTAAGATACTAGGAAGGGGTCTACATTCTACTGGATTATTATCACAGTAATAGGTATCTATTGGAGGATTGTATGTTAGGTCTAGAGCAAATGAACTAGAAGAAAACAGCAATAATATTAATACTATTGCTGTCTTCATATTTATTCACACTCTTTCGGATTCTTAGAGCAGTATTCCATGAGTTTTTGATACATTTTTACCTGTTTGATAAACTCTTTGATCTCCTCGTCTGAAACCTGCTCATCCTCTACTGAGGGTAAGACTTTTACCTTTTCGTTTTTAGTTAAAAACTTAAAGGGTTTAAAGAATGAGCGTGTTACTTTTTTGGCTCTTCTTTAGTTTCTTCTTTGTCGTCTTGTAAAGCATCAGTTTGATTATCAATTTCTGCTTGTACAGTTTTTACTAATCCAGCACCTGTATCGGCCGCAGTTTGGACTAATCCAACACCTACTTCTGCACCAGTTTGAACAATGCTACCAACGTCATTTGCTACAGATCCAACAATACCACTAGCGGTACCTGTTACTGTGTCAATTGTGTTTGTTGCAAGTTCTTGTCCGCCGTCGATTACAGTACCTACTGTAGCACAACCTTGAGCAAACATTACAAAGAATACACTAAAAAATACATTTTTCAATTTATTCATATTTTCTCCTTATATATAAGTATGTTATAAAACCATCTGTTATTATAACTATATGTATTTATCATTTTTTAAATGCATACTTTATTTTTTCGTAAAAATCTTGTAATTGTTTTGAACTATCTTTATATTCGTCATAAAAATTTTTATTGTACTCTAATATATCATACATTTCATATAACATTTCAGATAGTTCTGTATGACTTGCTTTGGAAAATTTAGAATATAGATTTATTAATTGGTTATATCTTGTTGAATGATCTTTTTCTAAGTCATATCCTTCGTCCCACCATTTATCAAATGTTTTAAATCCTAAATCTTTGAGGTACTGTAATGCTCCAACCTGAGCATGTAGTACAAAAGGTTGCATAGACACAATAGGTTTTGTACATTTATCAGTCATATCTAATTCAAAATCATTATATTCTTTAGATGTATGCTCAAAATATGTTTCACTTACAAAATTTATATAAGTATCTTTGTATGCTTGTCTTTCTGCAGATGATTGTAAACTTGTAATTGAATCATCATATTCTCTTATGTCATAAATCCAAGGCAAGGATTCAAGATATTCATTAGACAAATTCAATTTATCTATATGATCGTCCATAGATAAATCCTTAAAAGGAGTATGAACCGAAACAATATTATCTTTTCTTAAATTATTTTCAAAGATAAAATAAGACAATCTTGCTCTGTGCAAATAAGGCTTACCCATAAATGTAACAATTTTTTTAGGTCTTATTCTCTTATTTTTTATAAGTTGCCTTTGTACACTTAATGTTTTTTCCGGTTGGCAGAGAGGTAAAAATAATTGTTTTGCAAAAGACACAACATTATACTCTGAAGGCTCATACGGATTAAGGTTCCCACATACTAAAATTACATCATTCTTTTCTAATAGATATCTTTCCATTGTATTACAAATAATTTTATGGGAGTAATCTAAATTACCAAAATATTTATGTGTGGTATCATAAGATTCGCTTGTAAAATCAAACACTATTTTACATTTATTATTTTTTACATCTGTAATAATGTCATCAGAAATATCATAAGAAAAATTTGATACATATTCTTTCCTAGCATCGTCATTAAACGGAGGACATGTTAGATACATATGAACTTCTATAGGATAAATGTACTTACTAGTATTGTCCTGTAATAGAGGCATTCTATAATCTGTACAAGGATCAAAAGTACATTGTCCGTTATGAGTGTATAATTTCATTGTTTTATTTTAACAAGTATATTCTATGTTGTCAACCGAATTAGTTATTTTGATTCACTGTAAGTGAACAGCCGGCTGTGTTGTTACATACACCTATGATACTGTATGTTGCTGAAGAAGATGTTAAATTTTGAGATAAGTCAAAAGTGTAAGCACCTACGCCGTATGTTAAATCGATTGCCGCTGTTCCGGCATTACCGCCTCGTTGATTGATATCAACAGTATGTCCGTTGCCGTCTAAAACGACATCTGCCCATTTAACACCACCATTGCCTCGTTGATATAAATCAACAGTATTATTGTTACCGCCAATTTCTATAAAGCCATCGTGTCCTGCTTTACCCATTTGCGTATGGTCTACATTGTTACTATCGCCTGTAATGATGTTTACTAAATGATGTCCTGCTCCGCCTGAAGATCTGTTTGTGTCTGTTTGGTAACTTGCTAATGTGTTACTATCACCAGTAACTGTCCAGTATGCTTCGTGGTCTCCTACTTCATCTACATCAGTAGTGCCGTCTTCGTGTTTGCCTTGCCATATTTTGAGATTGTTGCTGTCTGAATTTGAGTTTATAATAGCACTAATGTAATTGTCGTCTTGTCCGTTACCCTGATAAGCATCTATATTATTGTAAGTGCCGCTAAATGATTCAAGATAAGCATAATGATTGTCTCCTGCTTGATAAAGTTGAATAGCATTAGACACGTCACTATTGGTGTTACCTGCTTCTAACCAAGCATAGTTATTATCACCTATTATGTCTGCTTGTAATGAAACTGAATTACCGTGAGCATCCATAAACAAATCATTGGAGTTGCCGT